GGCGGAGCAGAGGGTTTTGGAGCAGGTACAGCAGGAGGAAGTAATCCAACAAGTAACGCAGCAGGTACAGGTGCAGCAGGTTCAGCAAATACTGGAGGCGGAGGTGGAGGTGGCGGAAACTCTGCATCTTCAGCAGGAGGCTCTGGCGGTTCAGGCGTAGTTATTGTTAAAGAACCTGCAATCGCTATAGCATCAGGTATGTGGAGTATGAACGCAGTTTACGATAATGTAAAAGCAGGAACATGGGTGTAATATGCCAAGATTAATCGGAGCAGCACAAACAACAGCATCACAAGCAGAACAAATTACTACTTTTAATTCTAGCGGAACGCTAACAACACAACCACAAACAGGTGCCGTTATATATGTCATCGTTGCAGGTGGCGGAGCAGGTGGAGGTGGTATCGGTGGAGGCGGAGGTGCAGGTGGTTATCGTAGCTCAGTGTCAGGTGAAAACACAGGCGGTGGAGCTAGTGCAGAATCTTTAGCACCAGTCTCAGGTAATTCTGCTTACCCCATAGTTATAGGAGGAGGCGGAGCAAAAGGTGGTGCTGAGGCAACCAAAGGCTCTCCCGGAGTTAATTCGTCTGCTGTTGGTATTACTTCAACCGCAGGAGGAGTAGGTGGTTCTGTAGCAGTCCGAAACACTACTCCCAATGGTGATGGAGACGATGGTGGTTCAGGTGGTGGGTCAAACCGAACTGACTCAACACCAAGTGCAGGAGCAGGAGTTTCAGGACAAGGTTTTGCAGGTGGTGCAAGTCAATCTCCTTTCTCTGGAGGAGGAGGTGGAGCATCAGAAACAGGACAAACAGCAGGTAGTTCAGCACAAGGTGGCGATGGTGTTGCATCTGCAATAACTGGTTCTTCTGTTACTCGTGCAGGTGGCGGAGGTGGTGGTCATTATGGTGGCGGACCTTTTCCTGATGGTGGAGCAGGTGGAGCAGGAGGCGGTGGCACAGGTAATACCAGTGACCCGGGATCGGGTTCAAACGCAACAGGAAATACTGGAGGCGGTGGTGGAGGTGGCTCAGGTAATTTAGGTCTTGGCGGAAATGGTGGTTCAGGTGTGGTCATTATTAAAGAACCTGCACTTTTTATAGCATCTACTGTTTGGGATATTAGAACTGTATTTAGAAAAATCGTAGAAGATGAATGGACTTGAATAAAGTATAATTTTATTTATGAATTTAAAATGGTACTACTGGTACTTTCAATCTGTAATACCTGAAAGAATATGTAACGATATAATTCGTTATGGCAAAGAGCAAGAAAAACAAACTGCTCTTACAGGTAATGCTAATAAAGATAATCTTACCGAAATAGAACTAAAAAACATTCAAAAGAAACGCAAGTCTGATGTTGTTTGGATGAATGACCGATGGATATACAACGAAATACAACCTTACATACATCAAGCAAACGCTAGTGCTGATTGGAATTTTGATTGGGATTTCTCAGAGTCTTGTCAATTTACCGAATACAAAAAAGATCAGTTTTATGACTGGCATTGTGACTCATACGAAGAACCTTATAACGATCCTGAAAATACCAACAGACATGGCAAGTTAAGAAAACTTAGCATGACTGTATCTCTTACCGATCCTGATGAATACGAAGGTGGTGATTTAGAGTTTGATTTTAGAAACACAGACGAAGGCTCTCAACCTAGAATATGTGAAGAAATTAGAAAGAAAGGTAGCGTGATTATTTTTCCTTCTTTTGTTTGGCATAGAGTCAAACCAGTAACTAAAGGAATACGACACTCTTTAGTGTGTTGGAATTTAGGATACCCATTTAGATGAGTTTTAAAAAAGACAAATATCAAGTAATTAAAGGTGCTATATCAACAGAGTTAGCAGACTTTTGTTATCAATACTTTTTAAACAAACGAGCAGTTGCAAGGCACTTGTTTGATGAAAAATATATCTCACAGTTTACTGAATACTTTGGAGTATGGAACGATCACCAAATACCTGAAACCTATTCGCATTACGCAGACATAGTAATGGAAACTTTATTACAAAAAGTTAAGCCTGTAATGGAAAAAGAATCAGGACTAAAACTTACAGAAACTTATTCATACGCAAGAATCTATAAAAAGGGTGACGAGTTAAAAAGACATAAAGACAGATACTCTTGCGAAATATCTACTACTATGAATCTAGGTGGTGATGATTGGCCTATATTCTTAGAACCTTCAGGCGAAGAAGGCAAGGATGGTATAGAGGTTAAACTAGAAGCAGGTGATATGCTTATGTATCGTGGTTGTGACCTAGAGCATTGGCGAAAACCATTTAAGGGCAAAGATTGTGGACAAGTTTTTTTGCACTATAATGATAAAAATGGTAAAAATGCTAAAGAAAATAAATTTGATGGCAGACCTATAGTTGGTTTACCAAGTTATTTTAAAGGATCTTGATGTCAAATGATTTACGAAATTTTTAATTTAGTGATAGGTGTATCTGTAATGGCAGGTACGATTGTTTTATTAATGGGCGACAGTGACAATCACCCTCTTTAGGAGAGAAGTATGTTAGATTTAATTGAATATATAATTAGATTGGTACAAATTGTACCAATGATTGTAATGGGCGCTTCCCTAGTGTGCGCACTTACACCCACACCGAAAGACGATCAATGGGTAGGCAAGATCTATCGCATAATCGACTGGTGCGCTTTAAATATTGGCAAGGCCAAAGAGAAGTAAGATGAATTGGTTTAAAAGACTTATTAAGTTTATAACACCACCCTCTCTCACAGAGGAGGTTGTTGTTAGAGCTAGAACCAAGAAAGGTCGTTACATTGCTGATGATCCAACAACAGTAGAAAACGAAGCTTATAAAAAAGTTTTAAGAAAAAAAACAAAATCTACTAAGAAAAAATAATGGCTACCGCAAAAGATGCACTCAATGCAATAGAATCACACGAACGCGAGTGCAGAGCTTTGTATAAAAACATTGATAAACGCCTAGAAGACGGATCTAAAAGATTTGATAAATTAGAAAACATGATCTGGGCCGTTTATCCTTTTATTGTTGGGGCCATAGTGTTGGCAAAATATATATGAACGATAACAACAGCAGATTCGGTGGCGACATGGACAGAAATGAGGTCGAAATGGATCTCAGTAAGTTTATGGCCATGATACAAGAAATATCAACTCTTAAAGATAAAATTAGAGATCTTGAATCTACAGAAAAAGTAAATCCACACATGAGATGGATTCATTTAGCAAAAGCCGTAGACTCTTGGCGTATTTTTCCTAGAGCATTTCTTACCGTTTACATAGTGTTGCTATATAAATGCACGATATGGTTTATGGAACTTCCGGCTCCAACCTTTGAACAATCTGGACTGATCTCTATTGTTGTAGGCGCAGGTGCTGCTTGGTTTGGACTCTATGCCGGAACTTCTGGAAGCAGCAAACAGTTCAAAGGCGAAGACTAATGTATGAATATGGCTGCAAGGTTACTCGGGTGGTGGACGGTGACACTGTTGATTGTATTTTGGATCTCGGTTTTTCTATTCTTCACAAGTGTCGCGTACGCCTTTTCGGTATTGATACGCCCGAATCCAGAACCAGAGACAAAGACGAAAAGGTTAGAGGCAAACTAGCTGCAAAATTTTTAAAAGATGCCATAGATAATGGCAAAAAAGTAATTTTAAGAACCAAGTTAAAAGATTCTAAAGGCAAATATGGTAGAGTGCTTGGAGAGATTATTGTAGACGACATCAACATAAATGTGTCTATGATAGAAAATTATTTAGCAGTTGCATACCATGGTCAAAATAAAGATGATGTTGAAGCAGAGCATTTAGTTAACAGGAACAAACTAATAGAAATGGGAGTATTTATTCCAAATGAACAAAAAGGATCAAAGAAAATATGACAACATTCTCGCATGGGCAGTTCTTTTATTTCTTATAACATTAGTTACTGGTATTTCTATAAATGTTGATGCCCAGTCTAGTCAACAGTCTGGTACAGCTTGCGTTAACGGTTCTCAGTATTGTGAAAACAATAGTTTAGATACAACGAACAATACTACAACAACAAATACCAACACGAATAATAACACCAACACCAACACCAACGCTAATACAAATGTAAACACCAGCACTGCTACAAACACAAATACGAATACAAACACCAACGCTAATACAAATGTAAACACCAGCACTGCTACAAACACAAATACGAATACAAACACCAACGCTAATACAAATGTAAATACTAATACAAGCACAGGTGTTAATACGAATACAAATACCAATACCAACACAAATGTAAATACCAACACGAACAACAACACTAATGTTAATACTAATGCAAACACCAACACCAACAACAACACAAACAACAGTACAAGCAGTAGTGTAAACACAAATAACAATGTTTCTTCAGGTGGTACTAATAATACAAACACCAACACAAACACCAACAACAACACCAATACTTCAAACAATACAAACAACAATACCAATACAAATGTTAATACATCAACTTCAACAGTTGATTCAAATGTAAACCAAAATGTAACTAATAATTCTACATCTAACAATACAAATACAAATAACAGCACCAGTAACAACAACAACACTAATAACAATACAAGCAATAATACGAACAATAATACTAATACAAATAACTCAACATCAGATTCTAATGTTACAACCGATAACAAAAATACTAATGTAAATCAAAATGATTCTAAATCTGATAACACAAATAGAAACATTAACGAATCGAATTCAACACAAACTATCAATCAAAACATTACAAGCAAAGCTCCTCCTGCTAGTGCTATAGCGCCCAGCATAAT